AAAATACCTAAAGAACTTTGTTTTGAAATATTAAAAAGTTGCATAGATGCCACGTTGTAAAAACTGCAAAGATAAATTTGAAGCAAAGCACTTTAATCAAAAATATTGCTTTAAGACTGAATGCGTTAAAGTATGGGTACAAACTGCAAAGGTTAAGAACTGGAAGAAAGAAAAAAAAGAACTAAAAGAAAAGCTTGAAACCGTTCAAAGTTTAATGAAGAAAGCTCAAAAGTATTTTAATACATACATCAGGGAACGAGATAAAAAAAAACCGTGTATTTCTTGCGGTCAGCCTTTAGGATCTAAATTTGACGCTGGACACTATTTCAGCAGCGGCACGCACAAAGCAGTAACATTCGACGAGAGGAACGTTCACGGTCAATGCGTATATTGTAATCAGCATCTCCATGCTAATCTTTTAAATTATCAAATAGGAATACAGGAAAGAATCGGAGCAGATGAACTCATTGAACTACATTCAAAGGCTCATGAAACACGAAAGTATTCAAGGGAAGAGCTGCAAGATATTATTGAGGAGTACAAGCAAAAGACGAAAGCATTAAAAGAATAATTTTTATTTAAAGAATATTTTATTAATTTTATATCACTAACAATTAAAATCGTATTATGAAAGGAAAACCTATTGAGGTTTCGGCGACCGCTGGAATCTTATCAATCAAAATTAAAGACAGAGAAATAATCAACGAGCGAATTGGAGACAAATGGCTTTTTGACTTAACTTATGCCGAGGCAATAACCTACAAAGAGGCTTTTAATGAAGCATCATTATCTTGCTCTCAAGAAGGAGACCATAGAGGAGCGAAGGAAATGAGAGAAAGTTACAACAACTTCAGGAGATACATCGCGCATTATGAACAAGCGCAGAAATTTACAAACCAAAATCAATAAACACGTTATGAATAAATTAATCGAAAGGCTTGGAGAAATCCAACAGCAACTGAAAGCGCCAAAGAATCAGTATAATAAATTTGGCAAGTACAAATATCGCTCATGCGAGGACATTATGGAGGCTGTAAAGCCTTTGCTCAATGGTTTAGTGTTGAACCTTACCGATGAGGTAAAAGAAGCCGCTGGCGGTATGTATGTCGAATCGACTGCAATTATAACAGACGGCAATAAAGTACAAGCGGTAAAAGCGCAAGCTGGTATTGACATCAATCGTAAAGGAATGGATATTGCTCAGAGCTTTGGATCCTCATCCAGTTACGCAAGAAAGTACGCGCTCAACGGATTATTCCTAATTGATGATACAAAGGATGCTGACTCTACAAATACCCACGGAAAGACGAAAGAGAAAAAGAAGCTAAACGCTGCTAACTTCAAGGCTGCCTTAGAAATGATTGCCAACGGAGAGTACACGGCAGAGAAACTCAAAGAAAATTATGCCTTAACCAATAAACAACTTGCAGAGTTATGAAAGATTTTAAGATAAGATGCTCCGCAATTGGAAAGATAATGCCTAACAGCCGAACAAAAGGGCAATTGAGCAAGGCCTGTCAAGGATATTTGGAGGAATATGCTATTGAAAACATGTACGGATACAGCAAAGACGTATGGAGCAAAGCCATAGACAAGGGCATAGCGGTTGAAAATGACAGCATAAAGCTTGCCGAGGAGGTTTTAAAGATGGGCGCAATGTCAAAAAACGAACAAGATTTCGAGAATGAATACTTGACAGGAACGCCTGACGTGCTAAATGACGATTTCGTGCTTGATGTAAAGAGCAGCTATGATGCAACAACCTTTCCTTGGTTTAAAAAAGACATACCAAACAAGGACTACTTTTATCAGCTACAAGGTTACATGGAGCTTACAGGAAGACGGAAAGCATATCTCGTTTATTGCTTAGTAGATACACCGAGCGATATTGTAGAGGATGAGGTAAGGAGAGTGCATTACAAGCTCAAAGAGATAGAGGACAACCCAATTGTAAGGAATGCGGTAGAAATGCAACACAACTTCGATAGGGTACCAAAGGAGCATCGGATAAAATGCTATGAGATTGATTACGATGCCGAAGCAATTGAAAAGATTTACGAGCGAGTTAAGGAATGCCGAGAGTATTACGAGACATTAATTCACGAACAATTTAAAATAGAATCGATATGAATGTAAAAGGAAGATTACACCTAAAAGGGGAAACCCAGCAAATCACGGAAAAGTTCTCTAAAAGAGAGTTTGTAATACAAACCGAGGATAAGTACCCACAATTAATTTTATTGCAGCTAACGCAAGATAATTGCCCTTTATTGAGCGATTATAATCTTGGCGATGCAATGGATGTTGATATAAACATACGAGGCAGAGAATGGACATCCCCAAAAGGAGAGGTAAAATATTTCAATACTCTGGAGGCTTGGAGATTTAACCGAGCTGAAGACGATGAGGTTTCCTACGAAAGTAAGGAAGCGGATGACATCCCTTTTTAATACGAGGGTAATTGCGAGTAATTAGCCGAGCAGAGATGTTCGGCTTTTTATTTTAAAAAAAAATGTTATCTTTGATATGAAATGCAATTATGGTCGCGACATAAGTGTAACCAAAATGGACAACCCATAAATGTTGCACAAGCATTCACTTTACATTGATAACAGGCGCTCAGAAATGGGCGCTTTTTTTGTGGTTAAAAAATTATCACTACTTTTGATTAGATTCTAAGCAATGGAATGGATTGTAAAAGTTCAAGAAAAACACGATGAGTATGTAACTTTTATACGATGGCTTGGAGAGATTGTTTACGCTGAAGATATAGTACAGGAGTTTTATATCAAACTAATGAAATACAGCAATGAACAAAAAGCTTTGAGCAAAGGAGAACCAAATATGGTTTATCTTCTGAAGGTTTTGAAATCGTTGTTTAATGATTTTTTAGTTCAAAAGAAAAAAATTGAAAAGGTGGATATAACAGAATTTGCATTATCGGTTGAATACGATTACTATGAAACTGAGGATCATAATGATTTGTATTTAGAGATAATAAGCGAGGCTAAAAACTGGCAATACTTTGACAAGAACCTTTTTGAATTGTATACAGGAATCAAGGACGTAAACCGAGATGCATTACTTAGCATGAGGCAAATATCTGAGGGCAGCGGAATCAGCACAAAGGCGATATTTTACAGCTTGAAACAAACCAAGAAAATAATCAAAGAAAAATTCAAGCAAAGGTATTACGATTATATGATTGAATTAAACAGCAAAAAGGTTTGTTCGCTTAAAATGGATGACCTACGGAAAAACGAAGATTACAAAGATGACGGAGAGCATTGCAATTAAAGAAATGGAAAAGAGCATATTTGACAGGCATTTAACAAATAAACTTTGGAAAAAAAAATACCAAGGAAAAATATATGATAGCAAAAAAAAATGGAAGGCTCAA